TGGCGGCACAAATAGTTGAATTTATGCACAGAAGTCAAAAGATGGAATTGTTTTGTAATGAACTAAGACGCAAAGAAATAGATGGGAGGAGCAATAATGGAACGAGATATTGATTTTGCATTAATGTTACAAGTGTTGCATGTAAGAGGGTTTAGCCTGGCAGACATAGCAAGAAAGACAGGAACATCAATGAGTACGCTGTCAACGGTAAAACAAGAATCTAAATGCCCACCAGCAGGATGGTTAGAAGCAATTAATCTTCTTGATTATTGGCTTAAAGCAACTGGGGAAACCCCTCCGAGGGTTGGGGATCATATTAGTGTGGAGGCGGGGAATGAGTAAAGAAAGAGAGCTGTTGCAGAGAATCTTAGACACAGACCCTAAATTTTTGGGTGGAAGATTTATAGCTGAAATACAAGAACTCCTCGCCCAACCTGAGCAGACTGAGCCTCTTTTAGCAGAAACAAAGATTGAATGGTATGGGAAAGGGTTTAGACAAGGGGTCAATGAGTTTGCACCACCCAAACCCTTAACAGAAGATGTTATATATGCTCTTGATAAAGAAGGGATTGTTGAAAATATGGACGATCATCAAGTCAGATACGTCATTAGATGGATAAGAAGCGTAGAAAAAGCACATGGCATTGGAGGTGAATGATGATTAAAGTTAATACGCTTATAAAAAAACACAATAAAATTTTAGAATCTATGCAATTAAAAGATAATAAAAAATATATGACCGTAATGGATGAGCATAAAAATTATTATATTATTGAAAAGCAAGCTTATATAAAAAGAATAAAATTAGAGGCAAGTAATGAGTAAAATGAAATATCCATTACCAAATGAAAACGCACGTTGCTTAGGTAGCAACTGCGATAAGAAACAAGATTGCCAACGCTACCTAACCATTGAAGTGGATACTAAGGATTACATGTGGCACGGGGATTTTAAAAAAGAACTAAAAAAAATAGAGTGTGATTTATTTATAGATTGGCGCAATAATAATTATTACGAAAACTAACCTGGAGAATAAAAATGATATTTTATAGCTGTGAAGAAATTGAAACTAAACTTTATAAAGCAAGAATGATTAACCTTTACTTAACTGTAGCGTTGGTTATATCAATTATGTTTAACATTGCGCCAGCAGAAGCCGCCTCGTTATATGCACCAGATGGAACGTATCTTGGTGAGTTATCAGCTAACCAATTTGATCCTAACTCGACTAGCAATCCTTATGGCAAATACGGCTCGCAATTCTCACCAACAAGCATTAATAATCCTAATGGGCAGTATGGATCGCAGTTTTCACCACAAAGCCCTAACAACCCTTATGCTACATCAACAACAACTCGGCTTCCTTTGATCTTCGGACGGTAAGCCCTTTCATTTCTTTACCAGCGGCTTTGTTCCATTTCTTTATTTCGGATGAAGCCGCTATCCAGTTACCCGCATCAACTTGTTTCTTTAATGTTGATTTAGAATAATTGCCAATGCCTAAGTTGTATATGAAGTCGGCTATTGCAGCTAATTTCTCAATATTGACTGTTGCTAGTACGGGGGAATACTTTACCGCTCGGTCGAGAACACTCATGGCGGTTATTAACAAACATTCATCAGCTTTTTCTTGTGTCCAACAAACACTTTTCTTTACTTCTGCCCCGGTGAAACCCCACCCCACTGTCCACACCCCAGCAGGGCATTGGTATGCAGTTAATTTGCAATTTTCACTATCTCTAATAAGTTTTAAAAGTATCTCTAAAGCAGACATTAATGTTTAACCATATCAATAAACCAAGTAATCAGCGTAGCTACAGATGCGCCAATACCACCAACTACTAGTAACAACTTCCATCCACCTTTAGCTTCAGATAAAGTTTTGCTTATTTCTCTAATAGCATCTTTTATCTCTTCCATGTCTTTAGTCATTTTATCCATATCAGTCTGAAGGTGCCTTATATCTGCACTATGCGTAGCAAGTTCCCTTACTGTTTGCATTGCCGGATCATCCGCTCTCTGGTGTTCCATAATTATACCCTAATGCCACGTATCCAGAGCAATGCAAGTTCTATAGCGCAGTTTACTAACACGCTTCCCACACCACCAGCTAGTAGCTTAAGATCGTTAAATACAGATGCTCGTTTTTCAGCATTTGTTAAACTTGTATCAGTTTCTAATGTAGACACAAGATGGCGAGCATTTGCCCACAGGTTACTACCTAGAACTAGTTTTGCTAAACTACTTATTGCAGTTGATTTTAAATTCATTTAAAACTCACAAGTTAAGACGGCTTTGCCACCGTCTATTAAGGCATCTGAAAAACCAATTTGCTCAACAAGTTCTGGCATTAATTGGCATTTATTTACTGTGCAGTTTGTCAGGAGTAATAATACCACAAGCCCCGCTAAGTGCCATACCCAACGCAATAATCGCCTCAGCCTGTTCACCTTTAAATGCTATTAAACCAAAAGACGTGGCTACCCAGATAGCGGCACGCCAGCTTGACGGTTCTTTCAATCGTGCTAAAAAAAAGTCTTTCATCAGCTTAAGTTCTTTAGTTTATAAATAGTTGAAAGATAAAGATCAGTCACAGAATCCATTAAGTTTTCCAATGCTGGTAGACCTTTAGTGCATTTAGAGCGGTATTCATTTAGCCACATAACTTCTTTAGCAAGATGAGTTGTAATATTGGCAGGAGATACTTGCTTAACATCAACAGCACCCATCAACCCAAAAGCACCTTGATAGGCTTCAACAAGATTATCTACAAGATCAATTATTTGATTGTAGAACTTCTCCAATGCTTTATGCTCTGCATAAGATTTTGTACGCCAATGTTGTAGATGTGCCGCATTACGGCTTGCAAATGTTTTTGCTACTAATTGTTCAATCATAACCATACCTCGTTTGGTGCAACAGGCCACACTAAATCGCCTGCTGTGGGATAAACAGCAATTTGCCTTACTAAGTTACGGTAAGCAATAAACTCAGCTTGGTTAGCTAAATAAGGGCTGTTGATAGGGTCAGCAACATCAGCAATGGTTGTCCAATCTGTAGCCGTTAATAATACAGACGCAGTTGCTTTGTTTTGCTCTAATGTCGGCAAAATAGGTAAAGGCCAGTTGCCTGTAATATCTACCCACCCATTATTTATAGCTTGTTGAATATAAGGTGCTTGACTAGGGTCTGTTTCATCATATCCGTAAACTTGTAAATCTGTTAAATCTTGGTAATAAATCATTATCTTAGCTCCATCCAAACAAATCCAGCCGTTAATTGACTACAAAGATATGTAGAGCCATTAGGCACTATTATTGTATATCTATTGAAAGAATAAAAATTTGCCAGTGCGTAATCTGCAATATTGCCGTTTACAGTCATATAACCAGTTCCGCCTGCTGTATTAGATTCAACATTTACCATAATTGATCGACCTGTAGAGTTAGTGTAGCTTGTTGCTGCTGCTCTGCTTGCCGTTACATTTTGCCAAACTTGACCATACCCTATTGCGGTATTTACTACATTAGCTGTGGTTGCTAATTGGGTTGTATTTGTTCCTGAAGCAGCCGTTGGAGCTGTAGGCGTTCCACTAAAAGCAGGAGAAACAAAGCTTGGTATTACTACCACAAAATCAGTACCGTCATAAATAATGTCGGCTATTTGATTTAATGCAAAAACAGCATCTATTTTAGTGCCTGAGCTGTCGTACATTTTTAATAATTTAGCACCTAAACCGCTAACATTAATAGTGCTGGTTGCTGCACTTATAGAATTAAAAGTTACATTAAATCGTTTATTTACAGCGTAAGCAGTAATTGCAGGCAATGGAGTAAGTGTATAAACGCCTGTAGTGCCGCCAGTTGTAAATGCTGTCCAAGATTGTGATTGTATGCCTGCCTGCGTGTTGCTGTTTACTCCACTAGAATCAAAAGAAGGAAAAGCAGGATCTAAAAATCCATAATAAACCGTTGCTAATGAAGCATCTAGTACGCCACTATCAAGCACTAGCGTTACTGTAGTTACGCCAGCGGCAAACACAGAAGCCCCATTAATTGTGCCGTAACGATCCGTACCCGATACCGTAGCTTTTACACGCCTTGTGTTATCAAATGTCGCTGTAGCGTCACCAACCACGCTAAATGTTGTGCCACTAAGATACGTTGCAGCTCCAGCGTACAACACCCATTCTGATATGATCGGAACAGATGTGTCATTTACCCCAGATATGTTATCAACAGTTCTAAGTAAATTTCCAGATGAATCATTAAGAATAGCTTTGTAGGCGTTTCCTGTTTGCAACCAAATTGGATTTGTTGGCTCACCCCTTGTGTTAAGAACAACAGGGTTTGTATTAGCTACAGAGCCGCTTGATTCTGAATATACAATAACTGGCGTTGTAGTGCCTGCAATGTACCAATAAACAAGACCACCTGACAATGGCAAGCCATTATTGTCAAGTTGGGCATCATTAAAGAGCGGTGAAATTTTAACTGATGGCATTGTTATTTACCTTGTGTTGTTTTAATAATTTTATCATGATTATTTATTTTGGTATTGCGTTAATGCACCATAGAGCGCATTACGACCAGCCGCAGATTTCATATCAATTGGGCCAGACAGTTTATACTTACGCATTAACATGGCGGCATAAGCAGGATCAAGCTCGGCTTTTGCTAATATATCTGCTATCTCACCAGTTCTACCCGTTACATTTGACAGGCCTTTTGTTACTGGACGTAGAATATTAGATAATATGCCTGGTTGATTTTTAACATCAGAGCCAAGCAACGCCCTAGTAACATCGTCAGATATAAGTTGCTCCATCTTAACATTTTGCATGGTGTTTGATCCCCTAGCCATGCCCATGCTACCTCTTGTTCCTGCTGTTGCCGCTCTCTGTGCGTTTTCCATGATTGCTCGTTGATTAAGCGACAAATCTTCCATATCTTTTTTATTAAGTGTTTGAGTCTTTAAATTAGCCGCAGACAAAGGAAATACTTCTTCTTGCACACCACTTCTATTGCTAACAATCGGTGTTTTGTTGGTGGCTTCATTAATCATTTTTTCAGCTTGCTTTGATTGATTAATCTGCCTAATGCCAATCGCTTGCGTTTTTAAAAATTGTTTAAAGTCTGGTTCAACCGTGCCTAATGAATCGGACAATTCTTTTTTAACATTATTTAATGCAGTTCCTGATTTTGCAATTTGCATAGAGGCAGGATCGTCATATTTACCACGCAACGCATCATCAATGTATTGTTTAAAATTATAAACCTCATTAAAACCAACGTCACCTTGCGGAATCTTTTCTTTAATACTTTGTAATGCGCTTTCAATAGCTGGATTGCCTTTGTGCTTAAGCAACGCATCATCAAGAGAAGCAACAACATTATCAATGTTAGTTGGTAAATTTCTATCGCGCATAGGCTTAGAAACGGTATCAACAACTTCATATAAATAATTTTCTTTTTTGGCTTTACTTGCGTTAGAGCCTATAGTTTTATTAATATAATCTTTTAATGATTTTGCATTATTAAATAAACGCTCACTAAGTACAGTTGAGGCATAAGGGTCGATCTCAACAAACCTTGCTAATGAAGATATACCAGCATTGCCTGCTATGTCAGAAGTTTTTGGTTTAAAACCAGCAATAGGTTTAACGCCTTGTACTCCACCAGTTTCAAGCAATCCTGCAACCACATCTGCTTCTTCACCAGCTTGACGGTTTAACAATCTTCCTGCTAATGGTTCTAATGCGCCAAAACTGCTTTGTGCTGTTCTTAATGCTGCTCTTGATGTTGGCTTAACCATACTAGCTAAACTAGATGATCCACCGCCCCCAGCTATGCCGCCAGCTATTGTTGCAAGAGTTTTTAAAGTTGGCGATGATTCATCAACCATACCGCCAGCAATTTCACCACCAGCTTTACCGCCTAATCCACCAACCACATTAACTACAGGTGCGTTAGCCCCAGATATTGCTCTAATTCCAGCAGGAATAGCGCCACCTAATGCCCTAATTGTTCCACCACCAGCTAATAAACCAGATGCTAATCTAGCATACTCCATTGGCTTCTGTTCTGCTTCTGTAGGCTGTGTTAGCTTTAAATAATCAGCTAATTTAGTACCATATTGTTGCGTGTCTATACTGCTTGGAACACCCCATTCATTAGTTTCTGGTATTTCTTTTTTTTGTATAAGACTTGGTAAGTTAGATACAGTAGAGGCAAAGTTATATACGCCCCCAGGAATACCAGCCACACCCTCTATAGCCGCACGACCACCTAAACCAGCGTATCTTTCTGCTTGGTCAAGCATAGATGGTTCAGCAGTAATTGTTTCTTCTGTTTTTTTGGTTGGAGTAACGTCAGATAAAAAATCAACAGCCGACATTCCTTTCTTTTTGTCTTTTGGCGCAACATCAGACAAGTAATCAATAGCGTTTTGTTTTGCTCTCATGCTAGTTACTCCAAGCCAAATTTGTTGCGTAAAATCTCATGTGCGTCATCTAATTCTAAATCACCGTTAGCAACAGCGGCTTTTACTTCTTCTTTAGAATTATAAACGCCATACTGCCCAACGTCTTGTATAATATTTTTAGGATTTAATTTGTTACGCAATGCCACTTCTTTGTAATTTTTATCAAGCAAACGCTGTTGCTTTGTTGCGGCTTTATAAACGTCTTTAGTAGCCTCTTTAAATAATTTAATTTGAGAATCAGTTAATACTTCACCTTTACTAATTCTATTCATATAATTGGCGGTTTTATCAAGTTTGCCTGTTGCATTTAACGCCATGCCTAATTCTGACTCTCTTACAACAGAACCAGGGTCAAGTAATTTCATGTAAGCAGTTGCAGCCGCTAATGTGGCAGGAGCAGAATCTTTTGCCTTATCAAATAAAATATTAGTTTTTTGATAAGCATCTGACAAATCTCTAAATGCTTTAGATTCACTTTGATATTTATTAGCTAATTTTTCCTCATTTTCAAATGATTTTGCTTTGGTTTCTATGTCTACTTCAGCTTGTTTTCTTTGGTCTGCTGTAGGAATACCATGTTTTTTCTCATAATCAAGTTTTTGTTGTGCAACATTAGCCGCATATTCTTGTGCCAAGTTTAGGTCAGATTGCCCCTGTGGGGTGTTTTGAAAGTTATAGCTAACTGGTGGCGCTTGCTCTTGTTGCATTGGCTGTTGCATCATTTGTGGCTGTTGTTGTTGCATTGGCTGTTGTTGTTGACCCTGCCCCATCACTTGGCTTTTAAGGATTGCCTGTGCTTGCTCCAATGGAATATGCCCTTGCTCAACTAATTTACTTAATGTATTTGCCATGCCAATATCAAACTTATTGCCAACATCATAAGCGCCAGGCATGTATGGTTGGCCTTGTGCATTAAGCATAGGAGCAAACGCACCATCTTTAAACTCTAATATACCTGTGCTTGTATTGACAGTTGGATGATATTCATTGCTTGCTGCGCCCATAGCCGCCAATGATTTAAGCCCATTAATGTCAATAGGTTTTGATGGATCATCTTGATGACCAAAAGCACTAGCAACTATTGGACGCATAGGCGTTCCATATTTTTCTACAGCTTGGTCAAACTCTGGTGTTCCTTCTGGTGCAACTTTAGATGCTTGCGCCAATATTTGCTTTGCAATATTAGAACCCATTGTTATTTTTTGTTGATGAACTTTCTGTGCATTTAAATCAGCATCAGCATTATAATTTTTTGTTTGCGCTTCCAGCATTTGACGATTAATAGGAGCGTTTCTTTCTGCCTCCATCATCTTCATTTCATTCATTTTAAACTCTTGTTGATTAGAGCGAGTTTTATCCGTAATATCGTATAAGTCAGCTACGCTATAAGGTTTGGTGGTCATGTAATTTGGTACGTTTAATTCTGACATTGTCATTAATCCTATATTATTAAAGAGGCCAACCGCCACCAGTTCCGCCACCAGTATTTGAGCCAAAATTAACATTGGCTTGCCCCATTCCACCGCTACTTCCACCACCCATAAGACCACCAACCCTAGACACACCTCCACCGATGGCATTACCAATTCCACTTATGTTACTAGCATTTATCTGGCCTTGTCCTAACGCCAAATTACTCATATTATTACCATTATTAGTAGCCAAATTTGACAACGCTGCTCCTGTATTTATTGCATACCCTCCTTGATTAACAGCAGCATTTTGACCACTAACAGCCATTCCTTGCAAGTTGGTAAATTTTTGTTGATTACGACTAAAAGCATTAGTATAAGCATTTTGCGCTCTATCCCACGCATTCTGATAACCTGTTGAAGCTTGCCCTTGTGCGTAGTCATTAATAGCTTTCATGTTAGCACCAGACAACAAACCGCCCCTAGCGGCTGCGGAATTATTAACGCCCTGCAATCCTTGTTCTAATCGAAATTGATAACCTGGCGTTGCTTGCAAATCAGCCAATGAATTAACCATAGGCGTGTAACCAACATCTTGCTGATATTGATCCATACCATAATTAGCTAAACCACCCTTTTGCGTGTTTGCGCTTGTATAGCCTTCTGTTGGAGTAGTCAACCCCATGCCATACGCTAACTCATCAAGTGCGCTACCTCCAACCGTTGCATAAGGCTTAATGTATCCTTGTGCAGCTGCCTCTGCTTTTTCTAAAGCGGCTTTAGCTTCTGCGTATTTTTGAGCTTGAATTTTAGCCGCTTCTTTATTTGCTTTTGATGAAGCCGCACTACTTGCCGCAGAAGTTCCTGCGCTTATTGCCGCCCCTGCTACGCCTACACCTACTGCTACAAAACTCATTGTATAACTCCTAATTTGATGGATTCATCAATCCACGACAAGTCGCTTTGATGAACTAATTCATCTTCAATTTCTGCAATTTCAGTATGTTTTGTTGCATGGATTGTAGACCATATTGTTTCTTCATGCACATAAATTAAGCGTTTAGTGCCAGCTTTAGAAATCCAAGTGGCAGGCGCTTTTATGCGAGTTATTCCTTCATTTGTTAATACGGATACATCACCAGTTGAAATAATGCTTGTATGGTCATAATTGTGTACACGACCAGTTAATAGTGCGCCCTTTGGTAAAGTAATTTGCCGTACATAAGTTTTATTGCAAATGGTATGGCTTAAAGGCCAATCAACCTCTGTTGTACCCCCTGCATAATTTAATAAATAATATTCTGCTAGTTCAATTTTTTGTATGTTAGATAACAATGCTAAATCTTGTTTATACTTTTCAGCTATTATTGGTAAATTAAACTCTATCATAACTTATGCTGGCCTTATCATTGCTGCTTGGAAGTAGGTAGGTGCCGCTGTCGCTATACTATTCTGTGCGACACTTGTAGATGTAAAAATTTCAATATAGTCGGTAGTCCCGTTACAAAGTACAATAGCAGACACAGTAGCTAGTGCTGCTACAGTAGGAACACCCCCATACTTATATAGTGCACCATTTTTATAAACGGCACATATAAGCTGGCAAGCTGTTGGGCTTATCTGATAACAAGCATTAACTTGATAATACCCAGCTACTGTTGGGGTAAACCGAGAAGTAGCAGTATCATAATTGTTATTAGTATCAAACTCCTCAGTCTGGAATAGCATTTTAGTAAATGTAGAAGCTGGCAGTGCCTGTAACGTACTCTGATAAGCACTGAACGCTGGGCCTGTTTGCAAGGTATCAACAGAAGTAGACAATGTTATTAAATTAGCAACTGTCTGACTAAACCATTGCACCCACGGCAATATGCCTGCTATTGGTGCAGCGTGTATTGGTGGTTGTGGGAAGTTCATTATTTACTCGCCTCTGTTGCTTCAATAACACCTTGAATTAATAAAAACTTAACTGGATCAGTCATTCTAATTTTAAACACAAAATCCCTAGCCCAACCAAGTCTACGCCATTCAGCTCGCATAGAATATTCGCCTAATGCACCCATACTTACCCATAATTCTTGGCCATAAGTATGCCCACCATCACGGCTTATAGATAGCATAATTTTTGGGTTACTTCCTATTACACTAGAATTGCCCATACCACCTTCCATATCAAGCCTTAAACGGCTTACACGCACTTTATTTCTACCAGTAGTAAACAAGTGTCCACTTGATAGCTCACGTTCAATAGGCAGGCCGTTATCAGTAAATGCTTGCTGTGAAAAATAAGATAACAATCCGCTGTTATAGTCACTAACAATCAACTTAGTATTAAAAGCACAACACAAATCACCAAAGTGGCGAGTCATATCCCATGATTTTAATTGTGACCAAGCATTTGACATTACATCATATAGCCAAGTTTTACCTTCTGATTGAAATGTAATTTGATAATAGATACGCCCATTCAACGTATAACCAAAACCAACGGCATCAGATGGTGAAGCATATTGATTAATAATGTAATCAATATCTGGCGTTGACACTTGAATTACTTCATAGCCTTGTAGTTGACCAATAAATAATGCGCCATGCTTGTTCTTGAATAACCCTGTTAAAAAGTCACCACAACGGCTTAATGACCATCTAGCCATTAATCCTGACGGTGATGGCGCTCCGTTGATGCGTTCAAAAGGAAACGCTTGTGCGCCACTATTTACCCATAGTTCAATGCTTGACGTACCAAGTAACGCCAAGTAACCTTTATCAGCAATAACCACTTGTAGATTATCGGGATTAGATTCGGCAGTTGCAAAGTTTAAAGCATCCCATGTTAAGCCGTCATACTGCCCAGATATATAAAACTGTCCTGTATTGGCACGATTAACAATAAAATATGAATCAAGAAAAGTAACAGTATCAGCACCACCAGCAGGCAACAATGCAGTAATACCTGTTAATGAATTTAATGTTGGATTATAAATATAGCCATAAGTGCCTGTAACAATACAAAGTTGAGCGCCATTATTAGCCATACTTACACGACCATTAATATCAGTTGGATTGATACTAGTTAATGTGCGTGTTGTAGATGTAAAGGCAGAAAATGCAATAGTTGCATCACCTGTGCCTAATGTTTTGGTTAGTGTGCCGCTTGCTGATGGCGCTGTGCCGCTTGTTTTACTGCAAACAATAGTACCAGAGCCAGCGGTAATATTAACGGTTTGAACGGTAAATATACAGCCATTATTGCTGTAGGTGCTTGAGTAGATTACTGGCAATACAGTTACACCAGATACAGTAAAAGTATAATAAGTTGGCTTTATTATATTTGCCGTTCCATCTGCCGCTATTGACCACAAATCACCACGTTGCACAACATACAACGCATTATTGGCTTCCATCCAGTGCATACCACGGCTAGGGCTTGAAGATACCGTTGAAAATAATACAGTACCTGGCGTTCCATAAGCAACAACATTTGCTTTGTCAGTATCAGCTTGCACATCATAATAAACATTAAGACGATGCATAGCAGTAATGTTAGATGATTTTGATTGTTGGCCTAAACCAAATAGTTTTATTTCTTGTGGCATTAAATAACCCTCATTTCAATAAGTTGGCAGGCTAGTGCTATTATAATCATTTCTTCATCATCTTCTTCATTATATTGCTCAGGTTCTTCTTTTAATTTGCCTTTATATGTGCCAGCTCCACCGTATAAATTTACTGGTTGTTTTTTTACATAAGTTAGTGTTGCATTGTTGCCAACAAAAATATAACTTCCTGTAGCGCAAGTTAGCGCATAACTTACTTTTGCAGCAGGCGCATCTGGTAATGATGCCCACGGTGCTGAAGCAAATGACCCAAATCCAAAAACCATTATAATTTACTTATAGTATAAATAACACCAGGGGATTGAGGCGTTACAGGCGTAGCTGTTGCAGGAAGTGTTTCTAGTAATACCCCTGCCACATCTGAATGCCACCAAAGTTCAATATAATCCCCTGCCGCCATATTAAATAATTGGTTTAATGATAAAATTATTTGTCCATTTATACTGCCACGCTTAACTGGTACCCCTGTTGTTGACGCAGAATTAACAACATCAACTCCGTTATATCTAACCCAGAATGAAGTTTCAGCTATTGACGCTGTTGGGTTGGCTGTTTGTATACTAAATTGAAAATTATATACACCAGCTATGGCCACCGTAATTCTGCCTGCTGATATAGATACCCCATTACTTATGAGTGTTGAAGCGCACCCCACCAAATAAGCTATTGTAGTTAATGTTGCTGTCTGAGTAGTTGTGTCATAAAAAGAACCAAAAACAGGTTTAATGTATGACGGATACCATTTTAAAGTAACAGCATCGTACGTCATTATCAAGGCTTCGCCAATTACAGCCGTTGTAACCAAAGCTATATTCCCTGCTGTTGTGGTAGACCATACCCCTGTTGGAATCAATGTAATCTGGCCCCCAGTTGTGGCAATGCCTGTAGGCGGTGTAATAGTGGCAATACTACCAACGCCTGACACAAAAACAATGCTGGTTGTAGGCGCAATGGTTGTAGCTGAGGCTATGGTGGGAGCTACTTGACCTGTTGCTTGCACTCCGAATACTTTAGTCGCCAGTGTTGACGAGTTACCAATAGTTGTCGTGTTTGATCCAATGCCAATGGCGTTATAGCCAATGACTGTTTCATTCGTATTGTTGTCAGCTAAGGGTTTGGTATTGTAGCCAAGATACGTTGAGTTATTTGTTATAGTTAGTGCGGTTGTTCCGTCAGCGATAAAGCGCCCAGCTAGCGCCCCTACAGCTGAGTTTAAACTACCCGATGTGTTGAAGAAAAGTGCTTGCAAACCTACAACTGAGTTAGTACCACCTGTGGTGTTGGCTTGAAGCGCAGCCTGACCATTTGCTGTGTTGTTATTACCTGTGGTGTTAACTTGAAGTGCCTGAAACCCC